CAGAGGCAGTGGCGGCGGAGGCGGCGGCATCGGGGGCGGCGGTGGCGGGGGGCGCGGGGCGGCGCGGTTGCTTGGGCTGGTCGGGCTCCGGCAGCCGGATGGGAGCGGGGAGTGCGGCGGCGGAGGCGGTGGCATCGGCAGCGGTGGCGGGAGGCAGCGGCAGGGCGGCAGACTCGGTGGATGTTTTGGGTGTATCATAATCAAGACGAAATGGTGAGTTCTCAATTAACCAATCTAATAATTCTTTTTCGTTATTATTAGGATTACTAGGTTCAGGTTCTTTAAAAGATTTTGTATTCTCCTTAGGTATTATAAAATATAAATCAACACCACTAATTAAATTAATATATTTATTCCTATCACCAATATCTAATGTAAATGTTAGTGTTATTTTTTTTTTTTTTTCGCCCGTCTCCTCCATTTCGGCCGTCTCCTCCATGTTACACTCTACATCTATTTGATATTCCCTCTCCTTCGCAGATTGTTTGGTTTCAATGCCAGAATTACCAGTAAACTCAAGTGATATTGTCTTGTTATTATTAAATATTTTCGGGAGTTCTTCTATTTGTTTGTTATAATCTTCTTTAGTAATACATTTTTTCATAAAATCAGGTATATCATTTTCGTCTAAATTTAAATTACCACTTATTATAAAATTTTTTTTATCCATTATAAGCTCATAGTTTTCTAAAATCCTATATTTATATTTATGAGGTACTATTCTAAAACTAGTAGTATTCATTTTATCAAATGTTTTTTTTATTTCTTGATATTGCAAATTAGGTGATATAATTGTATTAAAATCGTTTATATAATTAATATAACTGTTTCGTCTAGTATTTTCTATGAGATAACTAAATCTTTCCTGATATAGTTTTCTTATTATATTATTTTCCTTTGATTCTGTATTAGGCATTGAATATTCCATATAGTGCTTACTTATCATAGATAAATTTTTTTTATAAGATTCTAGTTCATCATCACCCAGACTCATTAAGGCCGAATCTGCACTCATAATATTTAATATAATATTATATTAAATATTATATTTAAATATTTAAATATTTAAATTATTATATATTGATAAATAATATATTCCTTGTAATAGTGAATCGGCTAAATCATCTTTTTTATTATTTGTATTAAAAAATTCCAAGTGATTATTCATATTTCTTTTAAAAAGTAATTCCCGAGTATATTCAATACTTAATTTTTTTCGTTCTGTATATGTTGTATTTTTATTGTTATTAAATAATTTTAATTTATTTGCAGCAGACATAAATTCGATATTGTAATTACCACAATCAATAAAATATTGTGCTAACATACCTTGTATTGTTTTCATTCTATTTGCAATTGGGCTTATTTGATTTTCTAATAATATTATATCAATATCATGTATTTCTATATTAGAAAATAATTCATTAAATTCTTTTTTTAAATTAACACCTAAATCTATTAAATTAATATCATTAGCATTTATAGTTTCTACAACATTAAAACATGTATTATTTACATGATCTTCTATTAATTTAATTAATTCTGTTTTAGATATACATTTGTCATAGTCTATATTATTTAAATTAGCAATATCCTTAATACTTTTAAAATTAAGTTTTGGTAATGTTTTAGTATTAATTTTTGAAATTTTATATTCATTGTTTCTAGTATGAATTTTACAAAAAAAACTATTATCTTTATAAAACTTAGCAGGTTTATTACATGATGAGCATGATGGTAATTTATTACATAAATTAATAATATCCCAATTAAGTATATGAAATTCGTCTATATTTTTTTTATGTTCAAGCAATACATATGCTAAATTTTTTATACCTATATCAATACTAAGAACTTTCATTAATAATAAATAATATTTATTATTTAGTATTTATTATTTATTATTTAGTATTTATTATTTATTATTTATTATTTATTATTTATTATTTATTATTTATTAATAAAATTTAATTTGTATAAAATATAATAATTTATAAAGATTTTAAACATATTGAATATATTATTCTATATAAATAATACATAAAGAACATTGTTAAAGAGTTAAGAATCAAAAATAATCCGGTTGTTCTGGATTTTTTATCTAAAAGTTGATAAATACCATTGATAACTGTTATAAGTGCTAAAAATAGTGTTCCTAATCCAAAAATATAATATACAAGGCAATGTTCTTTGCCTAAAGGTGCCATTAAAGTATCAAGAAAAGGTAATGCCATAGTTTTATAATATAGTTCAATATTAAAATATTAAAATATTAAAATCTTGAAATCTTTAAATCTTTTAAAAAATTAATAAATTAATAATTATTAATTTTTTAAAAGTATTAATAATTTATTTTGGTGTATTTGGAATTTTAAATCTAGGAGCATGTAGTTGTGCATGTAACGATTCTTTAGATAAATATAAATTTTTTAAATCACTTGTTTCATAGCCATATGGTTGATCATTTGATAAAATAGAATCAAAAATGTATGGTTTAGTAAAATTATTATTTTGTGTTGTTTTTAAATAATATGGAGATACGGTGCATTCACTACATGCAGTTAATTGATTATTTTTAATAATTGAGTCAGCATTAGTTTGTAAATATTTTCTATAATCCGTATTAGAGTTTATATTAGCAGTTTGTTTTAATTTATTATCTAAACTAACACTTGATTCATAATTAGAAACAGTTCTTCCATCATTCATTAAAGATGGAAAATTAAAATGTATATTATTTAAACCTCTAGTCATTTAATATATATTTTAATAATATATTTTATTATTTATTATTTATTATTTATTATTATTTATTATTATTGTAATAATTTAATTAAATCATTTTTTTTTAGTGATTGTGCTTCATCATTACTTATTAAATTTTTTGTTACTACTAAACTTCTTAGTTCGTCTACTTTCATTCTACTATAATTTTTTTTTTCGGCATTATTTGCTTTTTCATTTAATTCTGTTTCAGGTGATTCAAGTTTAATAATTTTAGAATTTAAATCTAAATCTAAATCTAAATTATCTAAATCTATTGGTATGTTATTTAAAAAAACATCTTCTGAATTTTGTACTTTTAAATTGTTAATATCATTATTATTGCTCTTATCATCATCATCATCATCATCATCATCATCATCATCATTATCATCATCATCATCTAATTCATCATTATCATCATCATCATTATTATCGGAATCATTATCGTCATCATCGTCATCATCGTCATCAACATCATCATCATCATCGTCATCATCTGAAACACTTATTTTATTTTCATGAGATAAGTTAATATTTTTTATAGATTGATTTTCTAAATCTTTTGATTGTAGTTTTTGATTTAATAATGTTTGATTATTATAATTTATTATGAAATTTTGTAAAATCTTCCCATGCTCAATTAAACTATTTTCTAACATATTTAATCTTCTATAACAATATAACATTACTGCTCCAGATACTAATAAAAGTAATCCTAAAGTAATTATAAATCCTGTATCTATAAAATTTAATAAAGAAATCATTAAATTTTATTTTTATTTTTTTAAACTATGTTTAACGAATATATATTTTGTGTATTTTAATATATGTTTATAATTTGCTAATAATATCATCTGGATAATCTAAATCTTTTAATACTTTAATACCTCCTTTAATTTTACTGATCCCTTTTTTAATTTTATAAGTATATTTAAAATCATCATTATATTTATTTTTATTAATTTCCATATGATAATTTTTTGAAACAGTTTTATCTAATTGTTTACATAACTTATAGTAATGTGTGGTTAAAATATAATTAACGTTATTTTGTTTATTTAGATAATTTAATAATGCTGATGCGCTATTTATTGCTTCTTCTGGATTAGTTCCGCTATATAATTCATCAAATACACAAAAATGATTTCTATCATTATTTTCTTTTATAATATTAACAATTTCTTTACAACGTCTTGCTTCGGCTTGAAATAAACTATCTCTTCCTGATGTGTCAGGTATATTAATATAACAATGTATAAAATCATAAATTTTAGTTTCTGCTTTATCAAAAAATCCACAACCTATTTGTTGTGAAAGTAAAATATTAAATAATGTTGATTTTAATATTGTTGTTTTTCCAGCAGCATTAGGACCTGTTAAAATTAAATTATTATCTAATTTATAAGAATTTTTCACTATATTATTGCTTGTATCTTTTAATAATTCACTAAAATATGCATTTTTAAAATTAGTTTTTTTTTCATTTTCTATATAATTAGAATAATTCATATTTTTATTTTTTATATGTTTTTGAATTGTAAGTAAGTTTTGAATATAACTATTACAACCAAATGAAAAATAAATAGATTCAATTATCTGTTTATCATTATGTAATTTATAAAAACATTTCATTAAGTGACCTAATTGAAATAATTTACTAAAATTAAAATTATATTCTTTAATTTTATTCAAATTTAATAAATAATTATTAAGGATATTAATATTATTATTTAAATAGTTATTAAAATTTTGGTAGGTCAAGAGAGATTCAGTATATTTTAATAAATTTTTCAAGTTATTTATAGAGTTATTAATATATTCTCTTAATTGAAATAATTTATTATGTATATATTTTATATTTTTATAAAACTTACCACAACTCATTACATTCTGATATACTTGGAACATATAAAAGACTATACTTATTAATAAATAAATTTTAGTAGATAATGGTGCATCATTAAAATCATTAAAAAATTGCCCAATTATATGATTGCTAAATACTTCTTTTAAATGTTCTAAATATGATTCTAATGTTATCTGATGACCTTGAATTTTTATTAATATAAATGGTAATAATAATAATACTATTGGTGCTGCTAAACTTAATATCGGATTTGCTAAATTAAATATTGATAACATTTGCATGCAAAATTCATGATTATTATATTTATTAAAATATGGTAAATCTATATATTGATATTTTTCTTTAAATCCATTATCTTTTATTATTTCTTCTGTACTATCATATATATTTTCATTGTTTATTTCTACATCTTCAAAATTAACATTATTTTTAAATTTTTTTAATAAAACTTGAGTTTCTAATAAATAGTTTTTATCATTAGAATAATATTTACCCCATTTAGAAGCAATACATTTATCTATTATATTTTTTGGCTCTAGTATACTATAATATAAATTATCATTATATAAATTATCTGATGTATCTAATATATTTATTGAATCTGATACATCTGTATTATTTTTAAATGAATTTAATTCTAAATCATTTTCTATATTTTTATTTATTAATATTTTATTATTTATTGTTTCTATTGGTAATTTAAAAAAATTTTCAATTTTTATATCTACTGATTCAAATGTTCTATTATTTTTAGATAATAAAGTCTCCAATATTAAATCCATTATTAATCTAATATATATTATTTTTATATTGCAAACGAAATATATATAAATATAATTTAAAACTACACTATAGATATATATATATGCCTATTTATGACATAAATTATATAAATGAACTATCAAATAGTATGAAATCCAATAAATTAAATTCTGATGTTGAAAATTATTTAAATAATATATTAATTGATATTAAGAAACCTATATATAATATTACTCCTAATTTTAATTCATTTAATTTAAATAAAAATAAAAATAAAAATAAAAATATAAAAAATTGTAGAAAACAATTTTTTAAAGATGATTTTAATAAAGAGTCAATTGAAAAATTAAAGAATGATAATGATATTAGCAATAATTATAGAATTAATAGAATTAAAGATATTAACAATAAATCAGAACATGCTATGATTATTACAAATATTAGAAAAATTTTAAATAAAATTACAGAAAATACTTATGATAAATTAAAAAATGAATTCTTATGTTATTATAAATCTATTTATGATGATAAAAATAACATGAATATACTTGATTTTAATAAAATTAATATATTTATTTTTGAATCTTTAGTTTACAATAATATTATTTTTAATAATTTGTATTGTGATTTATTATATAATTTAATAAATATTAATCCTGATTTCTCTAATATATTAAATAATTATTTAGAAATTTTTTATAATATTTACAAATATATACAAATACCTTTATCATCTAATAATTATGATCAAATAGCATCTATTAATAAAGACAATGATAAATATAAATGTCTATGTAGATTTTATATACATTGTATTAATATTAATTTATTATCTAAAAATATAATTAATCAAGCGACTTTTAATATACAAGATGAATTATTAAAAAATATTAAATTAGAAAATAAAAAAGAATATAATGAAATATTAACTGAATTTTTATTTATAATAACTTCTAATTACAAAATTATAGATGAAAATTTACTTAATAATTTAAAATATGTATCTGAATTAAAAAATAATATGTTTCCAAGTATTAACAATAAAATAATTTTTAAACATAAAGATATTATAGAAAAACATATAAATAGTTAAGTTTCTTTTATTATTATATCATTCTTATTTAATACAAACGTTTTGAAATTTTTTATATTTAATTCTTTTTTTTTATCAGACAATAATATTGATCTCTCTACTAATAAATATTTTTCATATTTTGAATTATTATTTGCATATTCTAATAATAATTCTAATTTATCTGAAGTTTTTACTATCCATAATATATTTTTTGAATTAAAATTATTTACTATATACAATAAGTAATAAAATGGTATCATTTTTACTATTTATTTAAATTTAATCATTATATTCAATTTTATTTAATTTTAAGTATAATTATTAAATTTTCTTATGTTTATAACTTATATATGGTTCTATCAAAAATAGATCAAAATATTAATTATTTAGAGTCTAATAATCTTGATAAAAATGATGAAGGAGAAAGTTATGCATATAGAGGTAAAATATATAATAAATCTGTTAAATTTGTATTAGGTAAACCTAATTTTCAATATATAGATTATAATATCGTATATTTTAATATATATTTAGTAAATAAAACAGAATTAGAAGCAAAAATAGGTATATTTGAAACTAAAAATACAACTTATAGAGATTTATTGGATCCTTATGGTGATATTATTATTGAAAAATTAAATAATCCATTATTTTTCTCGTATGCTAAAAAATACATTACTACTAAATATAAATATAAAGAAGATCTTATCGCTTTTGAACAAGAATCAGTTAACAAAAAAGATATTGATGATCAAGAACTAGATGATGATACTGATAGTGATACTGATACTGATACTGATACCGATACTGATACTGATACTAATGATACTAATGATGATACTGATAAAGCCTTTGAATATCAACCGCATAAAAATATTAAATCAATTATTTTAAAAGAACAAACAAAAGAAGAAAGTTATTATGAAATTGATAATTTTGAATCTAATGAATCTGATAAATGGATTAATAAATTTACAAAAAGTCATAAATATAGTATAGAAGATAACGAAGGCGGAGGTGATTGTTTCTTTGCAGTATTAAGAGATGCATTAAAAACATTACATTTAGAAAAATATAAAAATATTAGTGTTAAAAATATTAGAAAAAAATTAGCCAATGATTTAGATAATGAACAATTTAATAGATATATGGAATTTTATAATTATTATAAAGCAGGTTATATAGAAACTAAACAAAAATTAGATGACAAAAAAGCATTACATAAAAAATTAAAACTTTTAATAGGAGGAACTAGCAATTCATCTGATAAATCTAAAATGTTACAAGATGCTAAATTAAATTTAGATAATATCTTGCTCACTAATGATATTACTAATGAATTTAAAGAACTTACTGACGAATTTCAATTTATGAAAGATGTTAAAACAATTGATGATATGAAAAATATTATCATGACAAATAAATATTGGGCCGATTCATGGAGTATTTCAGCATTAGAAAGATTATATAATGTTAAATTTATTATATTAGCACAAAATAATTTTGATGAAAAATCAAATTATAATCCAGAAGTTCTACAATGTGGAGAATCTGATATAAAATTACAAAAACAAGAAATATTTGAACCTGATTACTATATTATCGTTAATTATCAAATTGGTTATCATTATAAATTAATTACATATGATAAAAATATCGGTAAAGGTGCATTTCAATTTTCTGAAATTCCATATAGATTAAAGGAAGAGATTGTTGATATATGTATGAAATCTAAAAATGGATTATTTTCATTAATACCTGATTTTAGAGATTTTGCAAAAACACATAATATTAAACTTGAAAAAATACAAGATTCTAAATTTCAATCTCTCGTTGATAAACCTAAATCTCTTATTTATGATGATACTATCATTATACAAATATATTCTAAATCTGTCCATAAAAAACTTGGAGAAGGTTCTGGTGAAACTATTACAAAAGAACAAAAAACTTTACCAAATGTTCTTAAGTTATTTAAAATTAAAGACTGGAGAAGAAAATTAGATAATAATTATTTAATTAATCCAGAAAATGAAAAAATAGAAATTAAAGGAAATCTATGGCCAAGTGTACAACATTATTTATATGCTACTAGATTTTCAAATTTACCAGATATATATAATAAATTTACTATATCTAATGAAGAAACATTAACTTCTGAACTTGCTAAAAATTTTTATGATAAAATGGTTTCTAAATATAAATCTAAAATTTTAACAGATAATGATTATAATAATAACTATTCTAAATTTTTAACAGATGCACTTCATGCTAAATTTAATATTATAAATGACACATCACATACATATAATAAAGAACTTAATAATATATTATTATTAACTGCTAATTCTAAAATTAATATCTATAAACCCGGTAGGGGTGGAGGCCCATATGAAGCAACCGAATTAATGAATATTAGAAAAATATTATCTTAATTTAATAAATATTAATTATATAATATTTATTAAATTAATATTTATAATTAATTTAATTATAAAATACATATTATATATATAATGGCGCAAAATAATTTACATTTACTTATTTTTTATAATAAGAAACTAGAATCCGCACTTAAAAAAGTAGCTAATGATGATGAACATGGTAAAGTTAATTTATTTTTTATAGATAACCAAATTTATAATAAATTAGCATTAATATTTAATCAAAATAACATTGTAAAGACAATAGATAATATGTGGTCAGATCTACCTGATGAAGATGAGATATCTTTTCATGGAGAAACGGACCAATATACTAATCAAAATATTCATAGTATCCAATACTATTATTTAACAGAGGATTCACCACCCAATATTAAGTTTATATCTGAGCAATTTAAGGATCTATATATAGAAGCAATTCCGTATACGCAGGCAGCGAATATAGTACAGGTAGTAATACCAAAGGGGTTTAAACCTGGACAAGAATTTACGACAACAATTCCTGGCATCCAAGAAAAGGTGACACTTCAAGTACCGCGAGGAAAAAAACCAGGCCAGACGATAACTTATGATAGAACCGCTGTAAAATTTAAAAAAGATCAAAAATCTGATCCTACTGAATATACTATACCTGAACATATTCTGCAAGATCAACCATTTAATATACAACTTAGTGATGGAAATATTATTACTATCAAACTACCAGCGGGCTGGGCGGGCCGCAAAATTTATATCGAAGTAATAAACAATAAATTTACTGCTATGCTGAACGATGAAAATGGGAAGAAGGCACAGGGTGAGGCGGACGCGGCGAGTAAGGAGGGGGCAGCGGGGCCGAGGGCGGCGGATAAGGAGCAGGCGCATAAGGAGCAGGCGCGTATCTTAGCGGAAGGAGCGAAGGAAATGCACAGTCGGATGCCATATGGCCAGAAAGGGGGCGGTAATGATAAGAACATTTATGATGCATTTAAAGGTGTATTAGGCGTAGAGTTAGAAAAACCAAAAGAAACGGTTGCAAAAATCGAGGAGGCACAGGGTAAGGCGGGTGCAGCGGGGTCGAGGGAGGCGAAGGAGGCGAAGGAGGCGAAGGAGGCGGAGGAGGCGGCCGAGGCGCTGAGGCAGG